TTTGCTGAACCAACGACTGTAATCGCCGCGCTGTTGGCAGGTGACGCATTAACGTTTTGTGCTGCGCCACTTGTTACGATTGGTGGACTAATGCCGATTGTTGCAGTTGTGGTGGTTGCTGTTAAATCTGCCGTAACGACAAATTGCTGTAACGATGCCATGACCGCTTTTGATTCTGGGTGAACTTGGAACACGCCAGCGATAGTAAATACCGTACCTGCTCTGAATGTATCGTTGTTTGCAGTGCCGCCAATTACCAAAGACGAACCTGTTTGCGTCGCGCCTGAAACGGTCAATGATGCTACTTTGTTACCAATTGTATGCGTTGGTAATAAGGTGTTTTCGTACCAGTCAAAGCCAGCGGTACGTCCCATTTCGCCCTCACGGTATTGTTCCGTAATTGCTTTAGAATCTTGGAATAAACCTTTTAACGAGTTCACAATTTCAACTGTCGAAATCGGCAACAGGTGCATCGTTCTGTTGTTGTCCATCGGCGTTAAACTTTCGTTTAATTTTTGGCGTGCTTGTAAATACGTTTTAAGCGCGTCCGTACCTGTTGGAACTGTTCCTGCAACTCCGACTGAGTTGTAAATGTCTTTGTACATTGTGAGCGCATCCGCCTCGATGTTAGCCGCTAAGACTGACATTGCAGGGTCAAGAATGCGCGAACTGAAATCATCAAGTGACAGCGTCAATTCAGCACTTGAGAAATTAACGTCCACACCTTTTTGCGTTGCAACTTGCAAAGTGGTGTTGGTTTCGGTCGTGTCTTGTGTACTTAATGTTTTGCCTGTGCGAACTGTGTACTGGTTTGGTAATCGGATTTTTAGCGTATCGCCGATTTTCGCGCCTGTTTTTGCAAACGAGCTGTCGTATGTTCTGTTGATGTTCCTTGGTATTCAGTAAAGGTCGTTAATCTTTACCCGTTTAGCCTGACTAGCTAAACCGCTTTATGTCACCATAAAGAGTAGACTATCTCATTATCCTTTTGTTTAAAGGATATGCTGCGCTTCCAGCCACTTGGCTGTACTCCCTTTCGGGATAGTCGTTACACCTTCAGTTAGACTTCTTTGTGTGGACAAATTCCGTTATTCATTCTTTTTCCCCAATTGCAATTCATGCACAAAACTTGAAACATTTTTGGAAAATTATTTCTAATTATCCATCGGTGCATTTGTTCACCTGTTTTCAATTTAGCTTCTCGCTTATGTTTTGCACCATCATTGTTTATATGGTCAAGACTTAAAAAAGCCTTTGTAGATTCACCGCAGCAAGCGCATTTATAACCGCCATAAGCGTTGTATACAATGTCACGAACTTCATTTCTTTTTTCTAGGTTTTTTTTATTATTAACCAATCTAAAGTTTTCAAGTTCTTCTTTTGTCATGCTTTCAAGTTTAGTTAAACGGTTTTTGTTTTGCCGCTTATTAACCTTTGCTTTTAGGTCGTCTAATCCAACATCATCAAGCGACTTTCTTTCTTTGTGGTATCGGTTAATTGCACATTCTCTTCTGCATTGTTTGCACCGATAATCAACTTGAGCCGCTGGGAAATCAGAAACGGTTTTTGTTTTCTTACACATCGAACAGGTTGGGTTTTCAGCTAATTTGAGATTTCTTTTCTCTATTTGACTTTTTGCCAACTCTCTTTTTCTAACTGCTTGGCTCGGTATTGTCTTGTTCATTTCTGCACTCTAAACTAACGTTTTATAAAATGTTAGTTTAACAAGAGTTTCACCGAATTCACAGCATTTTCATTTGAGCTTTACAGCTCAACGCGGCTAAATCAACCGATAAATGTCAACTTACTATGGAGAACACGAAGTGCTTCCTTAGTTATCACACTGCTAGTTAATACTGTATTTGGCATTTTTAAAGCTCCTTAAAGGAAAGTGTCGCCGTGATGGCGAGAAAGTTGTTTTTAACGTTGTTTTTTTCGTAACTGCTGATTTCTGCTACGCATCCATTCATCCGTTGTCATTCGCTCAGGATTTTTAGTTGCGGGTGCAGATTTACCGACGGTTTTCACTGGTGTTGCTGGTGTTGTCGGTTTTTTCGCGGGTACTGCTTTTTTGTTTAACACTTGATGACCAATCATTGCCGCGTGCAACGTCTTGACAATTCGCGGGTCAGTGATTGTTTGTAAATCTTCAACCGCGTAACCCAACTCTTTGTGTGCAAACGTCAGGATATTGGTTGCCATTTCTTGCCCCCAACCAGGCAATTCTTTTGCTAAAACTGCGTTGCCTTCTGCTGATGCAGTCGCTAGGCGTTGTTGCGCTTCGGCTTGTCGGCGTGCGTCGTTTTGTTGCATTTGCTGGATGGTTTGACCGCGTGTTTCTTTTAATCCTTGAAACTCAAACCAAAGTTGTTGCGCTTGCAACGGGTCTTCATTTGATAACGCTTGCCAGTTAACTTTTTGGAATTGCTGTAGGCGTTCATCAATTGCCGCAACCTTCGCAATTTCACGAATGTTTTGCTGAATCGCCTGTTGCGTTTGAGTTTGCTCTGTTTCAAAGGCTTTGCGTTGTTCAGCTAACGATTGCGTTTTTTGCGTGTAATCGGCTTGCATCATCAAAAGCGGTTTTAAGGCTTTTGGCACTTTGTACTTCTGCCCGTCGTGTTCGAGTTCTTCCTCGTCGTCTTCGTCGGGTTCTGAATCGTTGTCAGGTTGTTCGTCGTCCGAATCCAATTCCGATTCAATTTGTGTGTCGTCTTCTTCGACTGCTTCTGGCTCAATGCCTTCGACTTGGTCGTTTTCTTCCATTTTGTAAATCCTCTAAGGGAAAAGTTGCCGTCATTTCGACGGGTTAAAAATCGTACAAATAGTTTTTGTGGTTAATCCAAGGTGAAAAAATCAAGAATTCTTTTAACTTGATTTGCTTGCCATGTTTTGCCATCTATACAATCATTAGTTAGTTTTTTTGCTATTGCATAGCAAGAATAGCCGCTCTTATGCAATTCAATTATTACATCTTTGTTTTTTAAGTTTCTTGCTTCTGCATTTTTCTTGATGGTTCTAATCGCTTTTTCTCTATTTTCATTTGTTAGTGTCTTTATGTTTCCTAAAACACCCCCTTTTTCTCTTTTTTTCTTTAAAGCCGCTTTTGTTAATTCACTGGTGTTCCATTTTGAGCGGTTGCCGTGAATTTTAGCGTGGCATTCTCCACATAAAGTAATCAGGTTTCTTTCATCATCACTACCGCCGAGTGATTTTGGTACAAGGTGATGCTGGTGTAAGTTCTCGGCTTTAGCGCAAGCCACGCAATAATCGTGTTTCATTTTTTAACCACCTTTATTTTATATACAAAGGTGAATTATATCTGATTTGTATATATTTTCAATGGTAATTTTATAGTTTTTACCGCTGCGGTGGATTCATATTCACAGGTGGCGGTGGTTGATACGGTTGTATCGCTGGGACAATCGGTTGATTGCCTAAAACATCGGGACTACTTAAAACTTGTTGAACTGTTTGCAACACCAACGCCTGTAATTGGTCAGGCGGCATAACGGGTTGCATGATTTTTAATCTATCGGTTTCAGCCTTAAAGCCGTCGATTTTTAGCTTTTCAGCGTCAATCATATGGTCAAGCTGTAACGCCTGTAACTGCTGACTTGCTTGTGACAATTGCGCCTGTAGCATTTGCATTTGTTGTTGATGCTGTTGTTGCATCGCTTGCATTTGCGGGTTCTGACCTTTGATTTCGGGCGGCAACATCATTGCTAAACGTTCTGATATTTCTTCGCTGCCATTCCAATCAAGATTTTTAACGAGCAAATCACTAATCAATCCTGCCGCTTGTGGCATAACGCGGATGAGTTCGAGCATTTGATTTGCCGCTTCTTCGCGCTTGGTGCTAAATGACGCGCCTGTTTCAACGGTTACGTCATACTTGCCAACGGTTAAATCAAAGATTTTTTCAACGCCTTTCGGTGTAACAGTTGGCGTGCCGAGTGGTACGTTAGTTGGTTTTTTGTCTTCGCCCAAAATCCTCACAATGCGTTGACCGTTGTACACGCTAGGGATTAAGTCAACTAAGATTCTGCCCGTGTGACGAATCGCACGCGATAAGTTGTCGATAAAATGGAACGTACTTGTATCGCTCTCACGTTGACGCGCTAGAATCGCTTTGCCGCTGGTTTCATTGCCTTGTGCGCCCATGCCAGCATCAAAAATGCCGATGATTGATTTAATATCATCCGCCGCATTCATGGCTTCCTGAATCATGCCAACTGGCGGTTGCGGGAATGGTTGACGCATTGGCGGCTCGATGCCGTCGTATTCAATGAATGGATGATTCTTAACGTTAGCCGTATTCCATTTCTCAATGTCAGAATTGAACGCGCCTTTTTTGCCGATAAATGGCGTTCTTGGTGCGAGTGCCATCATTTCTGTTGCATTGGTACGCCAAAAATTGAACTGACGCTGACTGTCTTTAGCGTCACGAATTAACGAGCGAAAATAACGCTTGCCTTCGATATTCACTTCATCGCCATACACAGGAATAATCGGGATGTAACGACCTGACCATTCTTTTGATTCAAGCACTTCCGCGCCCGTCAAAATGTGTTGCATGACTTTATGTGATTCAACTTCGCGTGTGTTAGTAACAGTGATACCTAAAACATCGTAGATTTCTTGATGTTCTTTGTAGGCATCTTCGTCTAAAACTGTGCCGTCTGATAATTGGACAATGGTTTTATTGCTTAGTTTTCGCTCCCAGTATTCACAGACAAGGATTTTTTCACTGTCAATCCAAGGTTCGGCTAAATGTTCGTAAGAGTCCCAATTAGTTTGTTCTTTATCTTTCCAGCGGCGTTCAAATTCATCTTTAGTGACTAATTCGGTGACAAACGCGCAATTCCAATCGCTTGAATCGGCGCAATCACTGTCAGGGTCAGCATAAATAGAAAATGGATTAGCTACGCGCTCGATACACAAATCCATATCAAATGTGTCATCGTGTGCGTGTTCGATATTTACGCGCCAATAGCCAAATCCCATTGTTACAGCATCCTCTAAAGCTGTATCGTAAGCAATATCTGCGTTTGATGTGTATTCGATGTTGCGGATTAGCCCGTTTAAAATTTCAGCCGTGTCCGTGTCTGATTCAGAATCGACAGGATGACATTTGATAGCGGGTTTATTTTGACGCGAATCATTCACTACTTGGCGAATGTACGCGGGTAATTTATTGATTGTTAGGCATGGTCTGCCGTCGATTTCACGTTGATGCTTAACCGAATCGTCCCATTGTTCGCCGAGGCGTGCGAAACGTTTATCTTCAAGTCCTGCTTTGCGATTGTCAGCTTCAACTTCGGCGGCACGCTCGAACAACTCTTTTGCGTCTTCGAGAATATCGTCAGGTGAATCTTCATCTTCGTTTTCTTTAATTGCGATGTTTGCCATTGCATAAATCCATAAAGGAGTTTGCTGTCATCACGACAGTAATTTTTTTTGTACACGCACCGTGCAGTGTGTGTACAGATTATCCCATCCATCCACCCGCATGAGGCGAGTAATCAGTTGTTCTTTTCTTTGGTTCTGTTGTCGCTATGTCAACGCCCGACATAATCAAATAACGTGTTGCGTCCATGATATGGTCGTTCTCTTTCACGATATTGCCTTTTTCGTCGCGCCGATATAAACGGAACTCGCTCAACCAATTCGACATCGACTTAAAGACTTTTAGCTTGCCAGCGGATAACCGTTGCCAAACCGCATATAAACCTGCTTCACGCGCATTCACCGCAGGTTGTAAAGACAAGCCGTGCTGGACATATTGCTCAAATAGCTGCATTCCATCCACTTGACTACGACCTCGTGACGCTGGGTCGATAACGCCGTTTATCCATTCGCCGCGTGATTTAATTGAATCAGCATGGATAACGGGTTCAGCTTGTCCACGATAATGTTCACTAAACAAATAAACAGTATCAGTGTCACGGTCAATTGCGCCCCATACAACAGCGGTACGATTCCAACCAACATCCATGCCGTAGACTTTCGCCCAATGTTCAGGAATCGGGAAGTCGTCCACAACAATGTCACTTTCGGGAACAGGATAAATTGCACCCGCGCCTAGTTGTGGAACGCCTTTTGACCTTGCATCACGCTGGAATGGCGGGATTGATTCAAGTAGTTCGGCTTTTACCGCGTCGCTCAAATGCGGCACGTCGTCCCATGTTGCCATAACCACGAACTTACTGCCGTCATTTTGTTCGGCGAGTTGACCGTTTGGCAAAAATGCTAAAACCACTTCTGAAATACCCATCAAAGGCGTAAAAGTCAGCATTAACATTCCGTTGTTAGTCATTGTTCTTAAAAGGCATTCCGTATAAACATCTAGCGGCGGTTCTTCGTCCAACAGAATTACATCCTGCTCACTGCCTTGAAACGCTTCACGACGTTGGTCATAGGACTTTAGGTTTAGTGTTGATGTTCCACCGCTAACGTGTTTGACCAGAATAATCTCTACTGCGTCAGCAATACCCGATTTGGCTTTAGTATCAATCAAGTTATCAAACGGGATTAAACCTGTGCCGTAACTGCCTGTATTGCCTAGTAACTTTTGTTGCAAAATATCACGAGCTGTTTTACCCGTATCACCAGCCGCCCACGCTTTAATTGGTTTGTCGAAACGTCTACCGACCCACCAATCGGGATAGTTACCTGTTAAATGTAATGTGAGTTCATAACAACCGACTGATTCCGTTTTGCCTACGCGGTTAGCGGCAAGCATTAACCGTTGGCGATACGTCGCGCCAGCCTCAAAAAATGATGTATGTTTCGTGTAAAGTTCGCGTCTTAGTTCGCCTGTTTCGGGAAAATACGACAAAATCTTACGTCTTGATTTGCGCAATTCTTTTTCTTCGAGCAACGCTAAAATTTCGAGCTTATTCATTAGCCGCAGGTTCTAAGTGTGACAGTGAAAGATTCAATTGCTAACGTGCCTGTTGACGCTGTTGCACACGTCGCTCTAATGTCAATCGGTAGCGCAGTTGTATTTACATTTACAACTGTATCTTGTCTGGATACTTGCGTAGCAGTCTGTATTCCGTAGCTGCTCGGACTTGCGGGTCTGATGCCCGATATTTGCGTATTGCTATCGAGTCTTACTGCGCCTAGAAAACTTGCGCGGCTGCTTGAGTTAACAGCATTGACATTGGCTTGGTAAGTTAGTGTCCCTGCGCCTGTCTGAGATACTTGTTTTCCGCCAACCCTCCAACTTAAATAGAATGTGTTTAGTGATGTTCCAGCCGAGCAATTCGCCAGTCCTTCTAATTCGATAATGTCACCAGCTTGCAACATACCTGCTGGTACGCTATACGGAAGCGCAATAGCTTCTGAGCCTGTGCTTGCTGACCAAGAAGCAGTCGGTATTGTGTCTGTAGTTCTCAATGCGTCTAAAACAACACTCCCACCAACAGCTCTGTATCGAACTCCATCGCTATACCACTCACTGCCGCCCATGCCGATGTCGGTAAAGATGACTTTATTGGTGAAAGGTGCTAACGAACTAATCGCTGGACGACTTGCCCACGTTGTTACGATTACGTTTGAACCACCAGCGCGTGTAACATTTATTGCGCCCATGTTATGCTCCGATTGTTGTGCGAACTTTTGCGGATGTGCCAGAAATAGCAGTGCATGACGCATAAACATACGGCCATTCAGCAGAGATTTGCGCTCCTGCCGTATCCGTTGTTGTGCCGCTTAATGTTGCTGTTGCGAGTAATACAGCGTTTGTTTTTGC